ACAGAGGAGGTCTCGCAGAATTATGGCTATAAATTTGGGCAAGATGAAGAGACATATAATATTGTCGCTGCACACGGGTACTTTGGGAGATTGATATTTCAATATGCTTCTTTCAATAATTCTCGTTCTTTACATTTCTTTCTTGCTGCTTTCCCCGTGGTTTGCATATGGCTTACCGCCATGGGAGTCTGCACTATGGCTTTCAACCTTAACGGTTTTAACTTTAACCAGTCAGTAGTTGACGTTAATGGAAAAGTTATTCCTACATGGGCTGATGTATTAAACAGAGCCAACCTTGGCTTTGAGGTAATGCACGAGCGTAACGCTCACAACTTCCCACTTGACTTGGCTTCTGCTGAGTCAACACAAGTTGCACTAACAGCACCATCAATAGGATGAGTCATCAATCAAACGTAATGAGAGCAAGCATCACCTACTATGCCCCTCAAAAAGAAGAAGAGAAAGAAACTGATAAAGAACTTTCTAACGACGATAACACTGATAACTAATATCTTTATCATTTCCGGTGTCACCCGACACTGGCATAACTTAACAGAGAATAATGGCAGAGAATCAAAGACACTGGAAACAGACAACAACAGGTAGAAAAAGAATACCTATTGCTGAATTTGAAAAACAGTTTAAAAAAACAAAAACTTCAGAAAAAAAATCTGAAGAATAACGCCACGTCCGTTCATCCCTCACGGGACGCATGACTCCAAAGCATGGAACGGGGCTTTGGTATATGGAGATGACACATGAAAGTTACTTTCGTATATCGTGGCGTTACTTACACAAGAGTAATCGGTTAAGCGGTCCGGGAGGTGCAAGTCCTCCCTACTCAATTTGGCTAAAGCCCTCCGAGGAGGATACCTTTATGCCGTCGACGGTGGGAAAAGACCACAAATCTCAATGAGTCTAAGTAAGACTCCTACAATTCTAACGTTAGGAACGATAATATATACCCTTATTTTTTAAGAAAAAATGGCACAACAGTCATCAGCTAACCCTACCTCATTAACACGTCAGGGTCAGCTTAATTCATCAGGTGACGCCAGAGCCCTTTACCTTAAATTGTTTAGTGGAGAAATGTTCAAAGGATTCCAGCATGAGTCAATAGCTCGTGAAATGGTAATGAAGAGAACACTTAAGAATGGAAAATCATTACAGTTTATCTACACTGGTAGAACAACTGCTGAGTTCCATACTCCCGGAAACAGTATCTTAGGTAACAGCGACGGCGCACCTCCAGTTGCAGAGAAAACAATAACTTGCGACGACCTATTAATCTCTAGTGCATTCGTATATGAGCTAGATGAAACACTTGCACACTACGAATTACGTGGTGAAATTTCCAAGAAAATTGGATATGCATTAGCAGAGAAGTATGACAGACTCATCTTCAGAGCTATTGCTAAAGGTGCAAGACAGGCTTCTCCTGTATCAAAGACAAACTTTGTAGAGCCCGGTGGAACACAGATCAGAGTTGGTTCAACAACTAATGATTCTGATGCTTTCAACGCAGGCAACTTAGTTAATGCTTTCTACGATGCAGCAGCAGCACTTGACGAGAAAGGCGTATCTTCTTCAGGAAGAGTAGCGGTTCTAAACCCTCGTCAATACTACGCTTTGATCCAAGACATTGGTTCAAACGGACTTATCAATAGAGACGTTCAAGGTACAGCATTACAGTCTGGAAACGGAATCATTGAAATTGCAGGCATCAAGATCTACAAGTCAATGAACATCCCATTCCTTGCTAAGCATGGTGTAGCTTATGGCGGAACTACTGGTGAAACATCTCCTTCTAACTTAGGTTCACACGTTGGTACAGCTATTGCTGACGGTAGAGCTTCTGTTTCAGGACTAAACAACAACTACGGTAACGCTACTGACTTCAATAAGTCATGTGGTTTGATCTTCCAGAAAGAGGCAGCCGGTGTTGTAGAAGCTATCGGACCACAGGTTCAGGTAACTTCAGGCGACGTTTCAGTTGTTTACCAAGGTGACGTAATCCTTGGAAGATTAGCTATGGGTGCAGATTTCCTAAACCCAGCAGCAGCAGTTGAACTTTATGTAGGCGCATCAGCACCTTCAGCATTCGGTACAACATACCCTGCAAACGGTTAATTTTTTATTCTTTATACGGGAGCTTCGGCTCCCTTTTTTTTTATTTATGACTACTCAACTAGCATTCGATACCGAACTATCCGCAGTAAACTCTATCTTGGGTAGCATTGGGCAATCACCCGTAACTAATATCACAGGTACATCACTTAATAATCCAGAAATAAGTTTAGTAAAAAACTTGTTACTTGAAGCCACTAAAGATATACAGAACGAAGGATGGCATTTTAACAAACAATATAATTTAAAAAAATCACCTGACTCTAATGGTAATTTTGTAATTCCAACTGACTACTTAAGGTACGACGTTCATGGCGGACTATACGACAAGAGTATGGATGTAGTAAGGAAGAATGGGAAATTATTTGACAACATAAAAAACACTGATGTTTTCACAGAAGATCTTTATTTTGACATAACTTACTTACGTGATTTTGAAGACGTACCACCAGCAATCCAACGCTACATAATTTCCAGAGCTTCAGCTCGTGCAGCAACACAGATTGTTTCTAACCCAGAATTAGTTGAATTACTACAACAAGAAGAAGCTCGTAACAGAGCAACTGCTCTTGAATATGACTGTCAACAAGGAGATCATTCTTTCTTTGGGTTACCTCAAGAAAGTAGTTATGCGGCTTATCAACCTTATAAAACACTTATTAGATAATGGCAAACATAACACAAACTATTCCAAATTTAACCCAAGGTATTTCTCAACAACCTGATGAATATAAAGTTCCCGGTCAAGTAAGAGATTTAAATAATGCTTTACCTGATATTACTCAAGGATTAATAAAGAGACCGGCTGGACAGTTTGTGTCATCTTTGACTGATGGAACAAATTCAGACGGTAGTACTAGAGATAAAAAATCTTCAACAGATGGTAAATGGTTTCATTATTACAGAGATGAAACTGAACAATACATTGGACAGATTCATAGAGATGGAACAGTCAGAATGTGGGACTGTCTTACAGGTGATGAAAAGAATGTTGTCGATGTAACTTCAGGTAGTAGTTCTGGAAAATATTTGTATCACACAGGTGATGAAGATATTCAAACTCTTACTCTTAACGACTTTACCTATATAAACAACAGGACTAAAACTGTTGAGATGGATACTACTACTGAACCTGTTGGAGATTTTGGTAAGGAATGTTTTGTTGAATTAAAATCTATTGCATATGCTAAACAATATTCTTTAAATCTTTTTAAAGAGGATGGTTCATCAAGTTCTCACTTTACAACAGAAAGTACAGCTACAAGAATAAGAATTGATTTAATTGGATCTAGTAATAATTATGGAACTACTGGTGGTTTTCTAAGAACTCATTCTACAAGAGATGATTTTGATGAGTATGCAGACTTAGAAACTGACGGAAGTCCTAGGTATGCCGCAACTAACGGTACTGCTGGAGATGGTAATGATGCATTTTGTCCTAATGTAGGAACTCGTATTTTTGAAATATCTGACAACGATATTTTGACAGATCATAATGCTGTTGGAGGAAGAATATTTGATTCAAGTAGTAGTGCAACTCCAAATCCCGGAAAAGAATATGCAGCAGAAAGTACAGGATCTGGAGAGACAGCAGGTACAGGTATTAATTATAAATATCGAATTTATGTTAAAGATAAAGATGGAAATAATACTGATGGAAAACAATTATATTTTCGTCTAACAACTACTGGTCAATCAGTACCTTATACAGATAGTAGTGGAGACACAATTTATAAAGCTAGATACACAGTTACACATGACCTTTTATATGGTGGTGATAAATGGGACGAAGGAGATTACTTCTATTTCTGGATGAAAGATGCATATTATAAATGCACAATTGAAGCTGTTAGTACAAGTCAAGTACAGTGTGATCTTGCACAAGTTCGACCTAATCCAACACCCTTTGACGCTGAGACAGCAGTAACTGCTTCAAGTATTTTAGGTGATATTAGAAAAGGAATTACAGGTAGTGATACAAGTTCAACTGGAAATGGTTTTACTGTTACTCAAATTGGTAATGGATTACATATAAAAAGAAACGAAGCTTTTAATGCATCAACTGCTGTAGGAGAGCTTTTAAATGTAGTGGCAGGACAAGTTAATGATGTAGGAGACTTACCAGCACAATGTAAACATGGAATGGTTTTAGAAGTTGTTAACAGTGAAGCCGATGAAGATAATCATTATGTAAAATTCTTTGCTAATAACGATATAGATGGTGAAGGTATATGGGAAGAGTGTGCTAAACCGGGAAGAAAAATCAGATTAAAAAGATCTACTATGCCAGTCGTTCTTATAAGAACTGTTGACGGTAATTTTAGATTAACTGAATTAGATGGTTCGACTTATGGAGTAGCTTCTCAACAAGTGTCTGCTGTTTTCAGTTCTACAACTTCCAACAATACCGTAACTATTACTAAATCTAATCATGGATTTGTAACTGATGAACTTGTTAATGTAGAAAGTTCTAACTTAACAAATGGACAGTTTAAAGTAACTAGAATAGATGCGAGTACTTTTAGTTATGAATCTGCATCAAATGAAGGTTCTCATTCAGGAGATGCATGTACAGTTGGACCGGGATTCTCAGTTCCACAATGGGACGATGCTTTAGTTGGTGATGATGTAACAAACCCAGAACCATCCTTTGTTGGTAAAACTGTTAATAAGATGGTGTTCTTTAGAAATAGGTTTACAATCCTTTCTGACGAAAATATTGTTATGTCACGTCCGGGAGATTTTACAAACTTTTTCAATAAGTCAGCAATAACGTTTATTGATAGTGACCCTATTGATATTGCAGCTAGTTCTCCCTATCCAGCAATTTTGTACGATGGCATTGAAGTAAATACTGGTTTACTTTTATTTAGTAAAACTCAGCAATTTATGCTAACTACAGATAGTGATGTTTTTAGTGTAAAGACAGCTAAGATAAATGCTCTTTCTACCTATAATTTTAATACAGATACTAACCCTGTTTCTCTTGGAACTACAATTGGGTTTTTAGATAATGCTGGTGAACATTCTCGTTTCTTTGAAATGGCTCAAGTACAAAGAGAAGGTGAACCAATAGTTATAGAACAAAGCAAAGTAGTAGATAAATTAATCCCAAAAAATTTAAAGCTAATATCTAACTCAAGAGAAAACGACATAATATTTTTCAGTGAAGATAGAAATAGTTCAACAAATGTTCTTTATGGTTATAGATACTTTGACCAGATAGAAGAAAGAAAATTAGCTTCTTGGTTTAAGTGGACTATTACCGGGGAGATCCTGTACCACTGCATGCAAGATGATTTTTTATATGTAGTTGTAAGAGGAGCTGATATACCGCAAAACGACCAACTACTAAAATTTCGTTTGAAATTAGGTGGTCCCCGTATTTATAGCCGTGTAGGGGAAAGTGCTAGTGAACAAACAGATAACATGGTTCATTTAGATCACTTAATGTCTATTCCAGAACAAATTGCTGGTACTTCTAATCCAACAGTTACTTATGATATCTCAACTAAGAAATCAACATTTGCTAAACCTGTAGGAATAGAAAATGCTGGTCAGTTAGTTGCATTTGATGCTGGAGCTAATAGAGATACCTCTGATGAAAAACCTATAGGTAGGTATGGAAAAATAACTCGTAGTGGTAATACTTTAACTCTTGATGGTGATTGGACAAAAGGGGGTAGTTTTTATATTGGTTATGAATACGCAATGGAAGTTGTACTACCTACTTTTTACTACACAGCACAAGTAGGATCATCTTTTAGATCTGATACTAGATCAAATCTTATTTTACACAGAGTTAAGTTAGGGCTTGGTCCGATAGGTACTTTTCAAGCAAATTTAACTAGAAGAGGAAAAACTGATTACAGTGAAGATTTTGAGGTAACTCCTGCTGATGCTTATGTAAGTGACACAGAAGCAATTACAGATGAGAGTACTATTAAAACAATACCTATTTATGACAGAAATACTAACGCAGTATTAACACTTAAATCAACACACCCTACTCCAGCAAACATGCTTTACGTGACATGGGAAGGAGTACTAAACAATAATTTTTATCAACGTGTCTAAATACATTCACCCAGCAACATTGGAAGCTGCACTTCGTGTGGCTTCTAATTTATTACCCGATGACTATCGGGAGGTTACAGAAGGTCATGGACATGACCCTTTAAATGCACTGGTCGTAGGTTTTCATAACTGCGACTCAGTTTATTTTGAAGTGCCAAATGGCGATATAGCAGGCATGGCAGGAGTTCACGAAGGTGGACAAATCTGGATGCTTTGCACCCCAGCTATTATCGAATATCCTCATACCTTTGCTAGAGAAGCAAAACGGTATGTTAATGCAAGAACAGAAAAGTTACTGTGGAACATTGTTGACGAAAGAAACAAAGTCCATATCAAGTTACTTAGGTTTTTAGGTTTTAAATTTCTTAGGAGATTAAACCATGGACCAAACAATTTATCCTTTATAGAATTTTGCCGTGTGCGATCCAGTATCAGCTAGTTTTGCATCTGGTGCAGTCAGTGCCGTTGGAGGCGCGATGGAAGCCAGTGCCACAAACAAAGCAAGAAGAAGAGACTATGAGTATAAACTTAAAGTCAGAGAAAATAGGTGGATGCGTGATAGATCTACTTATCAAACAAAACAAGTTCAATATCAAACAAATCTTAGTGAAGCAAATATTGCAGCTCAAAGAGCTTACACTAGATCACAAATTAATTACAACAACATTCGTAGTCAAGCTATTCTCGATCATCAAGAAGACTTTAAATCAATGCTACAAGCTGAAGGCATGATTGAATCTAGTGCTGCTGAACGAGGTATTAGAGGTGCAAGTGTCCAAAGAATGGTTACTGCAAACCTCGGTAAATTAGGTATGGCTAATGCAGCTAGAGCTAGAGCACTTACTCAAACTCGTTACAGACTTGAAGAAGCTAATGAAACTATAAGTAGAAGAGTTAGATCAAAACAAAATCAATTATATAGTCAAGTTGCAATTTCACCTATACCTGACATACCACCACCACCTCCTGTAATGAAGAATGTAGGAGCTACTTTATTCCTTGGTTTAGCAGGTGCTGGTTTTGATGCTTATAGTACACACTTAGGAAATAAAGCCCCGGGGGTAGATGGATGACTAACTCATATAATTTTCAAGGTGGTACGTTTGACCCAGTAGAACAGATTAATGTATTACCAGAGCAAGAAGCTCTTAACAATAAAATAGAAAGGTCAGAACAAGAGTATTTTGATGCGTTAAGACAAAACGATAGAAACAGGATAAGTGATTCCAAACAATTGTTTGACCAATTAGGAAATTTATCTAAATCTATTAAAAATTTTGCTGAAGAAGCAGCGAAGAAAAAAAAAGAAGAGGATGAAGCTAGAGGTGCAATGGCAGCTCTAACTTCTGACTATGATTATGAAGATATACAGAGACTTCTAAACGAAGAAGAAGTCATGAAAAGTCAGGATATAAAATTATCAAAAATTGGTACTGACATTGAGAATGAAACTGGTAGGTTCATGCTTGGTGAAGAAGTAAGAAATATGTCTGGTTGGGAAAAGTATTCTTTTTACAAAACTATTTTACAAAGAGAAGCAAAAGACTACCAACAATATAAAAGGACAGCTATTTCCAATTTGTCTGTCATTGTCAATGATGGTGAAAAAGATATTGAAGTTGGATATACAGGAACTTCTGAACGTGAACCTATAAATGAAGCTGAAGCTGATGCTATTGACGCAAAAATGAAATTTGAATTTGTTAAAAGATTTGCTGGAGTAAATCCAACTCTTTTACAATTAACAGTTAAAGAAGAAATAGATAAGGTTGATGAAGCTGATAGAGTAAAAAGAGCAGATGAATTTGATACAAGAGCTAAAGAGCAGAAAGAATTAAATGAGCGAATAAGCTTAGTAGAAAATATTAGAGCTAATCCTGAAGATGGTAGAAGTGCTGTAGATCACTATATATCCACGAATAAATGGAAGTATAACGGTAATGAAGGTATGGCTCGCATGGCTTTAGCAGATACATTAGTTGATGCTGTAGAAAATGGAGACATATCTTTAACAGAAGCTTTAGCCACAGTTCAACATCGTATTCCTCATAGAGGTACAAGAAAAGATGAAGACATGACCATCTTCAAAGAATGGAGTGGTCTCGAAACTCGCTTAATGGAAGCTAATTCAACATTAAGAGATCGTACTGAAGACTTTAAGAAAGATGCAATGCTTGCAGATATTGATGAGTTTAATAAAGTACAAAACCCAACTGTTGAAACTAGGGCTGGTTTTGTAAGATATCTCAGAACTACATACCCTGACATGCCAATACCTGAAGAAGGTTACAACATTGTCTATGGGTACAAAGATGATGATGCTATGAAACAAGTATTAGAAAGCAAGAGAGCTGCCAATGGTGGATTTATAGTTGAGAAAGATTTAGAAGGTGCAAGTCCTACGATTCAAAATAGCTACAGAGATAGAAATTTAGTACGACCTAATGGTAATGAACCTATTTCTTCAGTATCACAGCTAGGACAAAAAAATCAAAAGTTTATAAGAGATAGAGTTGCTAACGCACTAGAACTAGAACTTGGAGAAGGAAAGGCAACTACTCTCGAATTTGATACGTTATACGAAAATGCTGAACAGGCATTTATACAAGAATATAATTTTTCTTTAAGTCTACAAGGTGATCCTTCTACAGCTTTAAAACAAGGTCAAGACGCAATGTTAAGACTTTTAGATAATGATGATTGGAGAAGAAAGAACAGTCAAAGAAAATATACTGAAGATGATTTTGACAGACAAAAAGCATTAGGAAAAGCATTTGAACAAATCAAACCAGCTACTGGTAATTGGA